CTCGAAGGGAAGTTTCTTATATTTTATATCTCTCCCCAGATCTTCAACAAATACCCGGAGCTTTACCTTGTCATCTCTTCTATATTGAGATAATATATTAATTATTTTAAGAATTAGACGCTTAGGCCTTTCAATAAACGAAGTCCTGTCTACGCTGTTTACTACAACACTTGATGTTAAAAAACCCACCGATCTATCTAAAGAGCTCCAAATTTCTGTAAATGTTGCTGATCCCGCATTTTTAATTTCATTCATAAGTGTTCCTGATGCCCACTGAGACATAGCGAAGGAAGCAGAATAGGTGCCGCTAATAAAATTAGAGCCCATCTTATGCTGAGATGCTGTTATTATTTTAGAAAAATATGTACCTCTAGAATTACTACCTGTTTTTAACTGTAATATGAGTGAATTAGATCCTGTAATTTGTGTGGCAGCTGTTCCGGATAAGATATTAGCTGCAACTCCTCGGTGATAATTGTTTAAAAATAGCGACCCAGAAATGTTAAAATAAAAACTCTCATGATGATCCTGAATTGCATCATTAAATGTTATGACGAGCTTTGGCCTTTTTCGTGTATTTGATGATTCTCTAGATGAAAATCTCTTAACAAATCTTGTTATTTTATCGGTTTCTTCAGATCCCGAAAATGAAAGTCTAAACCCGCGATCTGGAATAAGATTTTTAAGAGTTGCAGAAATAATTGTAGTAACATCAATAGAAAGATCCTCTCTTCCGTCTGCAAATACTTGTTGTTTCCAAAGATTGACAACTCCGCTGCCATCGCTTAGATTTCCACTAGAAATTATATCAATATTTGATGAACCCAGCAGTCCTTGCTTATTGGCTCCTTCATAGCTCCACGTAACAGGTGTATCTGAAGAAACAGACGCCGTTAAAAAATTTGCTGAATCAAGATCTGAATATCTAACAACATCTCGCCCGATTCCTTCATCAAATGATTTTGAAAGTGGGAATAAAATTAATCTAAAATTAGAAGGGGTTGTCTGTCCTCCATATACATCATCGAGCTTAAGAGAGCATTTAAAAGAGCTATCAGTAATATCGAGTGTAGATCCCGTGAGCGCTCGAAGTGGATTTAAATCAAATTTTAATAACACTCTCGAAATCTCAGTGGGTGTTGTATCTGACCCTGATGTAGATTCTGCATAAAGCTTAAAAAGATCAAGTGTACCCGCCTTTCCTGTGTTGGCGTCAGTCACTCTAAAAGCATTGTTAATAATTTTATTTGTAATATAGGCGTCTTTGCTTGCCGTTAAAATTCTATACATGTTAAAACCATTTCCCTTAAACAGCGACGCCCACAATATCATCATCAGGATATTTTACTTCAAAAATTGTTCCTGCGTCAGTGTAAACAATTCCATTGCTTGTATTTGCACTAATATTGAGACTTTCTTCGCTGTATTGATTTCCTCTTACAGCACCCGTTAGATTAATTACATCAATTGAAACAAGCGAGACTATTCCATCACCATTAATAATTAAGTTTATTAAGTCTCCCATAACAATTGGTTGATCTATTTGAAAATTTTCAATCTTAAAATAATCTTTTAAAACTAAATTAACCTTTTGAAGTGCTAAATTTTTATTTGACACACTATCAATAACAACTTTGTATTTTATTCCAACATTGGCTATTCTTCCGTCTACAATATCAATAGCATCCGAAATCAATCTAAAATCATTGAGGTATGTTTTAAGATTTATCTTTAGAGAATCTGAGGACGTCATTAATTTCCCATCCAAATCTCTACTTAAAATTGCAACTTGGCTCGCAAGCGGGTTATTTGGATTTGATCTAATGCCTACACGAAAAACGCGACCAAAATTAGGAGGCATTGTATAGATTCTTGCCAAAAGATCGTTTTTTGTTACGATTCTGGATTGTGAGTTTCTATATGCGAGCGCAGTAGCCCTTAGCTCATTTAATGTTAGTGCGGCCTCTCCCCCTTCTGCTCTCTCTGGATTTGACACCTCCAGAGAAGAACGTATTGAAGTAACAGTGCTAGCAGGTGTGCTTTCATTAAAGAGAGTATTTAATATAGAAATAGATGTAATAGATCCGGGACCAACGTTATGAGATATGCCCCCGCCATAGCGATATCTAATTGAGATTGTGGTATTTCTAGGAGACACACCCAAGGTTTTCGATCTAAGAAGAGAGTTAGGATCAATTGAAAATCTTGAAAATGTTGATTTGCTTCCAAAAAGAGGCAGTGCAACTTCACTAGGATCGGGAATAATATCATCGTCAAGAGTATCTGCATCTCCGGATCCAAATCTCATAGTTGTGAGACCGGTTCTCTGGCTCATTGTGGATATAAATCTATAGGGCGCTGGAAGCAATTCTAAGTTTTCAGGAACGTATACAGAATCCTCACTAGCATTCAAGACCCTCTTATACACCACGTCTTGAGAAAGAGAATCTACCTCATAGTAGTTATTTCCACTAGAGTCTTTTACAGAGATAATCTCATTTATATTTTCAGCTAATAACGTTATAGTTCTAAAAGGAGTGAATGTATCTGGTACTATAAAAGATTCAGAAGAAGTGATGCCAGACTTGCACAAAGCTGCCACCTTAAGAGTATAAGATTTGGGATTGCCATCAGCATCTACCTCTTTTATCTGTTGCTCAGCAGTAAGCTTTCCGGCCGAGGCTTCAGCAAAATTTAAATCTTCTCCCAGCTCAAACTTAATGCCAGAACTAGATAAAAGAATAGTTCCTTCCTGCACGATGGGAAGAACATCAGTGTTAGGCGTATATTCCCCATCGACGATTGCAGACTCTACCTCTAAATAAAAATCAACATTAACTGTAGCAGGAGCTGCACCTGAGATCTTAACTCCGGCATTTCTCACATGTTTTTCTACGTTTTGAACCTCTACAGCTGTTAAAATATCGAGCTCATTAAACTGATGATCGAGATAGTAAGACATAACGTCTCCAACATACGCCGCCATCTCTATAAGAAGACCTCCCATGCTATTCTCTGAAAGATCTGTTATCTCCTCAGAAAAATACGATCTAGCATACTGGACTAGCTCAGTTCTAAATGACTCAAAGTCTCTATTAAGATAGGATCTCTGTCTATTTTGTTTGAGTCTCTTCTGAATATCCTTATAATTCATCGTTCCCATATTAAATCACCTTAGCCGATCACATAAAGATCGACATTCATCTGTTGTTTTGCCACCCTGAGCTGTGGAATACTGTATATTATCTTAAGCTTTACCTTTCCCACGCCAGGCTCTGCTCCAGAAAACTCACTGACTGTATCAAACGAGGAGACAAATGTCTCAAGCTCAACGTAGGGCATGAATGTTTGTGTGGCATCTCTAATCCGCATCATGGCCTCAGCATCCCAGTTTTCCTTAGAGGTGATCTCAGTTGTCATCTCTCGCAAGTTGGCCCCATAGTCAAATCTTCCCAATCTCTCCCCTTTGTTGGTGAGAATAAGGTTCCTTAGATTATCTGCAATTTGATCAGCTCTGTTAAAGTGCATCTGAAACAGACCTGATCTTCCCGTGCCAAGCTGGAGCGGTGTCTTGATTCCAATCGGCTTGGTATCAATTTTCTGCGTGAATTTGCGATCAGTTGACTTTACACCAACGCTTTTAAAGCTGATTTCCTCTGACATCATACACTCCTAAGACTAATTATTAGGATAGTTGAGATGCTGGATCAAAATGTATGAAAATTATGGTGACAGCGTCACTAATGATCGTCTTCTTTGTGTTCTGCGAGCAACGCCTCAACATAGTTTCGGATCACATTAGCTATTCCGGTATCCAGGGTGCCACGCGGGCTCCCCGTGACAATCTTGTTTATGCCCTCTAGTGCTGCGTCGGCTTGGGCTGATGCCTTCAGCACAGTCGTTTCAACCCCTGTAACAGGGTTCTCAACTGTTATGTCATCGAACGGACCCGACGCGTCTACATACACGTCTACAAGTGCTTGTTTAAAATCATCATAAGCTTCTCCCATGTGCTATCTCCTATTCTCCAAAAATTACGTCTGATTTTATGTCATCAGCTGGCGCGGTGGCGTCACCTGGCTTCTGTTGCTCGCATGTCTTTGCATATTCTGTCAGTATGTTGCTGGCGGCCATGCACGCTGCATCCGGACCCCCGTATCCCGGCGTCGCACTAGACTTTAGTGCAGTCTGGATGTTACTGATGTGGTCATTGATGGCATCCATATCGGTGATAATCGCGGCAATTGTGTCGTCCATATAAGTCTTCCACTGCTCCCACCTTAGGTAGGGTTGATCTGCTACTCCCTT